TTCTTTAACGCTCATTATTTTTCTCCATATGTAGAATGTTTTTCAGTTGCAATGTAATACTCCGTACTTAAACCCGGCGGACTATTCTTAAGTGTAAAATGGGCGGCTTTACTTTTAGTAACTTCGATTTTATAATCCCCAACCATCAATATCCCCATTTTGCTCAAATCAATAAAGAATTTGAATTCTGCATTTTTGGGGAAGGTACCTGGTACTGATATAGAAAAGGTGTTACCTGCTCTATTCAGACCTTTTTGAGGATCGATATCAGCTACAGCCAATTCTATACATCCGTCACCGTTTGTGATATAAAATTCATGATAGCCAAACGTATCAGCGGCCTTTTTGACTTTATTGAGTGTTGACCAATCCAGTTCGAAGGCGATTTCTGGAGACGCCATCTTAACGTTTTTTGGTGCTTTTTTGATCATATCAGGGTCGGTGAAAAAGTATTTGATCTTACTTCTACCAGAATCGCCCTTAAGATCCATATATCCATCTTTAATTTCTAGCTGAGGGTCGTTTAAAAGCCCCACTGTAGATAGAAGCTCACCTAGATGATATATCGCGAATTCTTTTTCAAAGGTTTGATCTGTTACGATCATTCCGAATATATCGCCGGTTTCATTTACACTTCTAAAGCAATTACCTTCCGGAAATAGAATACTGTCATTGATATTTGCTAGGCTTTTTAACACTTTAATAGTGTGATCAGTAAATTTCATTTTAACTCCTGTTCAATTAGATTCATTATATCATAAGGTGACTTAAAAGTAAACCCCCTATTTGGATATTTTTGAGAAATTTTTGTCCTTGACAAATTCTATTCGTGATTCGAATTTACCTTCAAGTATTTCGCCTTTGTGCGATATTACGAAGATATTGGTATCATCATCAAGCGTATATAAGATTTTCATCAGATTGTCCACACCCTCATGGTCAAGGGAAGAGTCAAAGGTTTCGTCCAATATAAGGAGATTGGTTGAAACACTGTTCTTCATTTTGGCGATCATTCTCCATGAGAATAACAGGGCCAAATCGATCCTCTGTTTTTCACCCTCACTAAAAGATGAATATGAAAATGCATCGCGGTGTCTCGAGCGTATCGTTTCTTGAAAAGACTCGTCTAAGTGAAAATGGACAAAGAAATCTAGGACTTGCAGATACTGGTTAATAAACTTATTGATGATAGGTAAGAATTGACGAATGATTTTAGTCTTAATACCCGTATCTTTTAGCATTTCAATAATAACACTATTATAGGCCAATTGGCTGCTAAATTCGTATTTCTTATCTTTGAGTTGGTCTCTTTCGTCCCTCATTTCAAGCAAGTCAGCCTTTGCTTTTTCCAGATCTGATTCTCTGTTAATTAGGCGATTGATAGATTTATTAAGGGTGTCAATGTTCTTATGAAGTGTACGGATTTCCTGATTGTTAGCATTAATCGAGGATTGCTTACCGCGCAATTCCTCATACTTCTTATTAAGATCAGCTAATACTGACTCTCTATCTATTCGCTCAACCTTAGCTTTATCCATCGCTGATTGAAGCTCGCGTGCCTGTGCTCTCGCGTCCTTTAGTTTGGTCTCTCGGACATGTTCTTCAATTTTCTGGGTACAAGTTGGGCATGACGAATTCTCTTCATAGAATTTCGAGCTCTTAACTACATCGACCACCTTATTCTTGAACTGATTTTCATAGGAGACCAATTTATTATATTCCCCCTGTACTTTTTCAGATTGGGTGTTAGTAGTGTCCATCCACTTTTCTAGGTATTCGCTAAGCTCGACATTTTTTTCATTAAGCTTATCGATATCTTTTTGAGTAGCGGATATCTGATCTTTCTTTTCAGCTAATTCTTCCTCATTCATTGCATTCATATTGCAGATATATTTAGACTGGGTTTCAATCGATTTCTCGTTGATATTGATCTTATACTCGTTATCCTTAATGATCTCCTTGAGCATACTGGTTTTCTCGCGGATAATTAGGTTCATCTTTGAGAAGACATTAATGTCTAGAAGGTCCTCGATAATATCACGGCGGTGCTGAGCAGGTAATTGCATAAAGGGGACGAATGACGAGCTACCTAGCACTACAATTTGATGAAACGATTTGTGATTCAGTTTAATGATATTCTGCTCAAGAAATTTCTGATATGTTCTAGCATCAGCTTCTTGGTTCATAGATTTACCATTCTTCCAGATCTCAAAGATCTGGGGCTTAAGTCCTCGAACGACTTTGAAATCAGCGCCGGCTACTGTGAACTCTACTTCACATAGCATACCCTTATTGTTCACACTATTGACCAATTGTGGGGTGTTAATTTTCCTATGAGCTTTACCAAATAGAGCATACGAAAGGGCGTCCAGCATGGTAGATTTACCTGCACCGTTACCCCCAACCACTAATGTAGTCCTAGCAGCTGTAAAATCTATTTCCGTGAACTTATCGCCAGTACTAAGGAAATTCTTCCAACGTAGTTTTGTAAATTTTAGCATTAAAAAATTTCCAGACTTTGGGCCTCAATATGGAGATTTCTCATATCAATCTTCAATCTATTTTTATCTAAGTCGGTATCAACTGACTCTACGTACGAATCCAAAAGCTCTTCAGTCTCCTCTAATTCGATACCATCATCTTCGACATTTTCACCTATAAACTCTTGGAAGTTTTCCGCGATCTTAAGGTCGTGAATAGGTCGTGCTTGTATTCTATCAACAAATTTGTCAAATGTAAATAGATCCCCCTTGTTTATTGTGACGATTTTGATAAACTTATTGTCACAGACCGAGACATCATAGTTGTTATAATCCTCTGTCCTAGAGTCGTAATAGATGCGATGGAATAATACGTTGGGATTTAAAACCGCTTCGAGCTCGCGCGTAGAGGTATCAAGGATATGGAAATGTTTCGGATCGTGAGCATCAGCCCAAGTAAATTCCATTTGAGAGCCTAGGTATTTGATATTCTCTCGTTCGGATTTTGTATGATAATGACCTGTAATAACTTTCTCAAATCTAGAGAATAGATTAGACTCCATGCCGTGGTGGGATTGCACACCCTTTAGAACTTCAAATCCCTTCAATTCCAGGTGTCCGCCTAACCATGCAGCCTCGCACGTCTTAAGGAAGTGGATGGACTTATCATAGTTTTCTGAGTTAACCCAGGGAAGTAATCCCATCTTAAATCCGTCATAATTCACAACGGTAGGATCCATATGAACGGTGATTTCACCCATATAATGACCCAGCAATTCTTTTAGAGAATTCAGGTCATTCGTATTCTTGTAATAAACATCATGATTGCCAGGAATAATGTCCATATGCATACCGTATTCTCTAAGCTTCTCAAGGAACATTTTCCTGTATCGCCAGAGAGATTTCAGATTGATCATTTTACGATTATCGAATACATCACCTAGATGAAGTATTCGCTTAATCTTATGTTCTCTTAAATAGGGGAAGAATACTTCATCATAAAACTTTTCTTCATTGTTTGCAAAAATCTCACTAGAGTTTCTTATACCCGTGTGGGTATCATTAATTATAGCAATGAGCATTATTTATTCCTGAGTTTCTTTATCAGATCTTTTCGCTGGTCCTGTGTTCTTAAGGGCTTTACCGTATTCTTTCAGCTCCCTATCAGATTCTTTAACCTTACCAATTCTAGATTTAAGCTGATCAACAAAATTAGCTAGCGCAGCGTTGTCATCTCCGTTACCATCGATGTAGATTTCCGCTCCAGACTGGGCGATGTACTTCATCTTAATATCTTGTTGCTTCTTCTCTTTGGCAATCCGTCTTAGGAATGCGTAATAGCTAATTTGTGTGAAATAGGAGAAGGCGTTGGGTTTGCCAGTTCGCGTGGCCGCTTCAATATTATAGTTGCCTATGGCCTTGAGACAGTTTTCCACTGCATCCATGACCATCTCTTCACGGTAGCTATAATTGATAAAATTGTTGGCGTGTGATAACCCCTCGGCAATCTTTAAGAAAGATGTGCCTATATAGTCGGTGACTTGAGGCATTTGATTGAGTCTCTTCTTTTTAGCATCCTGGACGGATTTACAATAATCAACCACTGCTTGTGAGAACTCGGCATTATTCACATAATGTATACTTTTTTTCTTAGTTCTTTTTGCCATTAACAATCCTTTCACATGAATACAACCCAAATTTAGGATCGTAATGCATTTTATACTTTATACGAAATATAGTAAAGATAAATCCTTTTCCCATTTGTAAAGTATTATTTGCGCCTCTCCAGGCTAAGAATGCCATCATTAATAAAAAATTTAATATATCACGCTTGTACTTATTATTCATAAATTAATACTTCATCCTATTATAATTGGCGACCACGGAAGGACTCGAACCCTCAACCTTGACATTAGAAGTGTCTTGCACCATCCTGTTGTGCTACGTGGCCTAATTAAGATCTATTATACCATAGATAGAGGCTTTTGTAAACCCCTTTTTATTTATTTATCCCATGCCATTATGATATTTAGTGTCTGGTGACCAACCGCCATGCGTCTTACTGCGACTACCTTTAACAGATGCGTCATCCAACCCCCAATCTTTTTTAAGATGATTACGAATGATATCTTTATGCCCAGAAATACTAATTGATGAATGACCGTGCTTAAAATTTGGACTTGAGCGAGGGCCAGAAGGGGTCTTATGATTCATATCATCATTATGATGATATGTAACCTTTAGGCCTAATGCTTTAGCTTTATTTCCACCTGTTTTGAGATGTTTGGTGCTATCGAGAGTCGGTTTATCATCATCACCATAATCAACATCAGCCGAAATGTGATAATGTTCCTGACCACCATCTTTACCTTCTCTTAGAACTTTCTTACAAAGTTCCACTAATCTCTCTTCATTATTCATCGTTTTTATTCCTTTTTATTTATGTTATAACCATCTATTTATGATTTAGGGGGTTTACAACCCGTTGATTCTGTGGTATAATAAGAAGACAACTCCGGGAAGGATAGAATATACTATTCGTCCTTCTTGAACTTTATAACATTTCCCTCGGCAACTCTCTTTTTAGTCTTAGAGAGAGCTTTATCCAGAGGTTCTAATCCATCGTTCTCATCAGAAGATGCATCTGCAGCATCTCTATGTTCCTGCTGCTGTTCAATAGACATAATGTAATTCTTAAGAATCTTATCATGAGGTTTATCCAGCACTATAATAATCGTATCTACATTAATCTCTGTGATAATTTCCTCTTTAGTACTAACCGAAAGGGCTAAGACTGGAGACATGATATCAAAGGTCCCATCATCAAAATGAAGCTCACTAATCTTGATAGGATTCTTCATGTAGATAGATTTGGCACCAAATACAGGAGTTACACCCGCCGGTCTATCTACGATCTCCCCAACTATTTCTATTCCGGCATTCGTTATAAACTGTGTGATTTTCATTTTAAATCCATCCTAATTACTTTGACATTAAATTCTTGTTTTTTGTATATCTTCAGTCTGACTGCCCCATGCTTTAAAGCAAAGTTCTCCTTGCCTTTCCAATGCACATCATCAACGATATCATATAGCTTTGTAGCCTGACCATTTTCACTTCTTCTAAGCCCTCTACCAATTGATTGGAGCACACGTATTTGAGATTTAGACGGCGCTGCAAAGATGATATTATGTAAGTTTTTAATATTGATGCCGGTTGAGAAGGTACCTAAACTGGCTACAATAATAGCATTTTCTTGTTTTTCTACGATACCTCTTACGGCCTCGCGATCAGAAGTATCTACGCCGCCATGAATGAAAAAGATTTTCCTCTGATCATTCTTATTCTTTGCCATCACATCATCATATATTACGCGGCCGTGCTTATCGACATAATTGAATAGAACGAGGGTATTACCTTTGCATAATAGTGCAACATCCGTAATGAAATCATTCCTAGGCTTATAATGGACCAGATAATCTATCTCCTCCATATAGCTCTTTTTATGCCAGATCTCTCGATTTTCAGCTGGATGTTTAAGTATAAGGAAATCGATATCTAGTGCTTCTAGAGACCCTTTATCCTGCAATTCTTTAGTTGTGATCACATCGAAAACCCGACCGAATGTACCTTCCAAGACCATCTTATTGGTCACAGTATCATCGAGAGTACCTGTTGTGCCTATTCGATATTCACCGTTGTCACATTTCTTCATAAGCTTAGTAAGAGAGTCAGCCTTAAATAAATGCACCTCATCGCCATAGATAACTCTAAAATCATCAAACCATTTTCTTTGGAGTTTATAGATTGACTGCCATGTAGAAATATACACTGGCATATCCACATCTTTTTCCTTACCAGAATAGATCATATGACATAATTCTTCGGCATTAAAGGTTGGATCGTGCGAGGAGTAATCAGCAAAATCCGATTTCATTTGTTCAACTAGCTGAGTCGTAGGCACAATAATCAGTTGCTTTTTATCCAGCTTAGACATATACCATCTAAGAAGAACGTAGATAATTAGTGATTTACCCGAGCCCGTTGGCGAGAGTAATAGTATTCGTTTCTTCTTGATCGAATTATAGACTGCCGAGAATTGGTAGTCTCTGATCTTAATAGACTTACCTTCAGAATGCAAATTCAGATTCGTAACGAAGGTGTATAATTCCTCTACAGATACCTCGGCTTCTGCGCCAGGATATCCTAAATCAGAATCTTCAATTTGGAGGTCATAGCCATAGTTCTTACAAAAATAGATGAGATAATCATATAGACCCACAGGTAGTTCATAATTCACTCTATTAAAAAGCTTAATCTTCCCATCCCAGACCTTATTGATAAACGCTGGCATGAATTTGTAGTTAGGTACGAAAAAAGAGAAAAATTCAGTCAACTCCATTGCAACACTTTGTCCGCAATCTATTTGGAGGGAGTGATGATTCTTTTTCTGTACTCTAACTACTTCCACTAGGCATCATTCCAAGGATTCGGTTTTTTATTACCCGCCATTATTTCTGCAGCAGTTGTTGCTGACCATTTTGACTTATCTTGCAATTGGGATTCGTTTAAGGTAATATTATAAAGAGTTTGACCGGGAAGTGGATGAGATGTTGATGGAGGAGAATGTAAAAATCGCGTCGCATCGCCGTCTAATTTTTGATTCATCTCACCATATTTTGCAACTATAACCGCCCAATTCCTATAATCGCAAAATGGAAGAGCTTCGGTATAACCTCTTAGCCATTCTCTGAACTGTACAGCTGGTGCAGGATCCTTATCATCGATCTTTGTAGCTTCTTCCTTAAATCTGGTATAAGCCTTTACACCAGGTTCCGCATCCAAATGAGCAATATAACCCTTTGCCCAAAATCTAAATTTATCAGTATTATTCATTATCCCTCACTTTGAACACTAACACACTCCCTGCATGCTTTGCCCTTTTTTCTAAAAGTTTCTTTTCTAATTCTAGTCCATTCTCTGTTGCCAGCGCGACGATTTCCTCTTCCGTTGCTGCAAAAGGGTCAGTTGCTTCTGGCACACCATTTTGATGATCGGTCCACTCGATCATCAATCTACCGCCATGCGCTAATTGCTCTTTCCACACGCTTATGGTCTCTAGAGGGGTAATAGAATGATCAAATGAATTGGAATAGACCATATCAAATTTACCTACCCAATCAGGGTTGGGCTTATTGAAATCCCATATAGTTGTCATCGGGGTATCTTTTGCAAGTTTTGATAATTCACTTCCCCATACATAACAGTCGAAGAGATCTTTAAACATTTGTTGCTCATTACCTGATCGGGTACCATGGCAGAGGATATTTTTTACATTTTTATCCTTAAACTCTTGAAATATCGCATTAGCAACATTTGCTTGAATATAGACCAATTTGCCATATTTGAGATCTGTGGTCTTTTTCTGGGTTTCGATATAGTGATCGTAATCATCATATTTGTATATTTTACTCATGCCCCGGCCTCAAATTTCTTCCATTCAATTATATTTTTGATACTCTGCGCGCGCCACTTGACACTCTCCAGAATTTCTTTTAATGCTAATACCACAGTCTTCCAATATTCTATCTTTTCTTCAGATTTCTGAATGTCCGGATCTGCGTCATAGTATTTATCCATATCGCCTTTCAATATTTTCAACCCATTGAGAGGGTCATATGACCAACCGTTCTTCTCAATAGTCTCTTTATCCATCTTACCATTATACCACTCCCACTTATCTCTAAGAAGGGTTTTTTGGTCCATTTCAGATTTCTTAAGTTGGAGCTTAGCCAGAGAATATTGCTTTAGGTATTTAGCGTGGAGCTTAGCGGATTCGATAGTTGCCTGAGATAGGTCTCTTTGATCTATCTTGCTATCTTCTTCCCATTCATTCAAAACATCCTGTAAATTGATCAATTTTTCACATCCTATGCAGTTACAATTTTAAACTTCGTTAGTCTGAAAGTAACGGGAAAGGTTATAACCTGAGTACCCGATACTGACGACATCATATTGATTTCCCCGATATCTGTCGGAAACGCATCCTGATATTGAATTCTCTGAATTAAGGTATTTTTGCTGGAAAGTATATTGAGGGTGAGATCCGCAAAATGGGAATTCTCATCAGCTACGCCCGGGTCTTCATTATAGATGTTATATTCCATCCAATCAATAATTTCTTGATAGGATTGCATATCTTCATCTAATAATACTTGAACCGATAATGGGCCATATTGGATTTTGTCACCAATATTTGGTACAGAGACATAATCCCTATACGGAACTTCGGCAGCGTTAGTCACTAAACTTGGGTGAGAAATACTTTGAGCAAAAAAAGTGATATTGGATAACCTACGCCTATCAGCAACGAATTCAAATCCAGAGGGCTGAAGGGGGTTTCTATTGTTACTTACTTGGCTGACCGCCATAATAAAGATCTCCTGTTAGACGAGTATTTATACAAGTTAACAGGAGGTATTTTAAGGATTTAATATCCTATCGACCGTGTCACGGGTTGCGTCCAATGTTGCGCCCCGTGTTGTAGCTTCCCGTGCTCCGTCCCATGACGCATTCCATATTGCGTCCCACGATGCGTCCCACGTTGCGTCCTCTGTGCAGAGGACAGCGTCTTCTGTTGCGTCACATGTTGCTTTCCGTGTTATGTACTTTATATCTGTCCATATTATATCACATATATTCATGACAATATCCTATTGACTACCCTTTTCATTCAATTATTCTCATGATCTTGCCATGAATATTTATTGATGACATCCGGACGAGCTTTACTAGCAAAAACCACAGTATCATTATCAGTATCGATATCACCATAAGCTCTTCTATCATGCCACTTGTGCACAAAATCAGGTTTACCAAATACCTTTATAGCACTTTGATATTCATGATCTGTACGAAAACCGATAAAATGAACACACATATCAATACCTCCAGTTACAAAGCTTGTCACCCTTGCGGTCGATTATTATACGATTCCCTTTGTTATCATAACCGAAACTTGCGATTTTAGTATTACCAGCAAAGAAATTACCAGTCTTCGGATTAAATTTTACATCGTCGAGGTTATTCAAAAGAGCAACGATGGACTTTGCAATTCGGATTTCGTTTTCGCGTGACTTGATCATAATACAGTCTCCTTTTCGTTTAATATGCATGCATTATACCATAAAAAAAGAGGGTTGTAAACCCCCTAATTCATTTTATTTGCATTTATTTAATGTATTGTAGGCATTCTAAGCTTTAAATTTATATCTAATACTAAGTCGCCGGCGTTGATGGCATCCATCATTCCCATCTGTGCTTCAAGTAGACTGTAACCTTCTCCAGTCAAAGCATCTCGTAATGCTTCCGGTTCATGATTTGTGTCGGGAGAAGCTTTCACCAATTGAACGGCCCTAAAGGCAGAATCTATTCTTTCCCTCATACGTCTTCCCTTTCTTTGTATTTCCTATAATCGAATCCTCTTCCGATACCATCAGCAGCATAAGAAGCTGACCAAGCATCGGGCTTAAGTTTCAAATTCTCTTCCTGAATTCCTGTTACACCAAGGACATAACCTGCCGCCTGATTAGCAACACAGCTGGAGCCCCATAATTTATCGGGATTGATATCGAGGTGGATTTCACAATCAAATTCATTAACAAGAGGGATAAGCTGATTATATAGCTCTGTGACCTTATAAACTTCTTTCATAAGCCTATCACTCGGTCTACCCTTCTTGTCATCGTATACGCGCTCGTACGAGATGTTACGGAAGACTCTACAGCCATTCTTACCATTCATATGAACAACTAGGACTGTGGCAAACTTACCATGCCAACCCTCTTTCTTTCGAAATGATAGCGAATCGCATCCAAAATACAACTTTGTTTCTGGCGATAATGTAATTAAGAATTCTAACAATTCTTCTATTTGTTCATCTGTAAACATATCTTTTCAATCATTTCTTCCATATATGTCATCTATTCACCCTTTTGCTTTAAGCGTTAAGCATCTAAAAGTACCTGCAACCGTTTTAAATCTAAGAGGTTCTTTTTCCATTTGTTCTCTTAATCTGTCCTGACCAATATAATAATTCATCTGAATCTCTGTGCATCTCTTCATAGATGGAAACACTTGCTTCTCAATATCTATTTCACCACTAGTCGTTAGTGTAATAATAACACCTACTATAATTGAAGTATTCATATCCGCTCCCATGAGGTCACCCGACCCCTAATGCCACCAGCTCGACTAGAAGTTGTCACTTCTTTGTATTTGACCTCCGCCGGCGGGGTCAATTCAGCAAAGTCGCGCTCCATTTTCGCGAGTCGCTCCTTATTAAGTCGAAGCTCGGTTTCTTGATTAGAAACAACAAATCGTTGATGCTCTAGTTGTCTTAGAAACATCGCTTTAAGTTTTTTATCAATCATTATTCATCCTCAATTTAAAGTTGGTAGTCGGAGAGAGACTTGAACTCCCTAAACAACCTGTTATGAGCAGGTGGGCGCGACCACTTTGCCTTTCCGACCACTGTGATCAGGACCGGGAATCTCCCCTGCCCTAATTTTTTCCCATCTCTTTCATCACTTGATCTAATTCGTTCTTCAAGTAGCTAAATGGGACGCCAAGTTTAAACTGGACCCATGAAGCACCATAAGCTAAATCCATTTCATTCGGCGCATACGATTGAACGATCCAGCGAATAGCCGTTCTTCGATCTGTTGCACCTAATTCTATAAGACGAGCACACCAATCCTCAAAATTCTTGATATTTACATCCTCGGCAATTTTATCTTCAGCCATCTTCTCTTCATGTTCTTGAATAAGGTTATCCCAGATAGCCTGCTTACCAGCATCATCCGAAGTGAAGAAAATATCACCGCGTGGACGCGAACCGTATACCTCTTTATAGAGGTCAGAATAGATGTTTTCATCGAATGTATACTTAGTCATGATTAGTTCCTTTTCGTTTAATATGCATGCATTATATCACATTAAACATCCCTTGTAAACCCCCTAAATGAATTAAAT